GCCAGAGACAGCAGCAAGCATATAGCTGCGCTGGAGGCTGTGGCAGAAACAGGAGTGAAATTGAAAAAATTTCACACAGCTTTCGCTGACAACAATGAATTGGTTTTTTACTCAGTAGCAGCCCGTGACGCATTTGACGAACATACGGAAGCACTCCGCGCAGCAGGCTATCTAGGAGAAGGGAATGAGTGAGAAAATGTTCAATGCGGCAGTAGGAATATCACGAGAGTGTATAGCCACAGAAATGCAACGCCCTATAGATATCGGAATAGTATGGGCAGCAGACCGCATCTCCACGCTGGAGGAAGCACAAAGGTGGATACCTGTTAGTGAGAGGTTGCCAGAAAATTACCAGAGGGTCATTGCCTGCGGGACTGATTACGCTAACGAGCCTGTCGGTGCTGCAAAATTCATAGATGGGAAATGGTACGACCAAGACGTTGTAGATAATTGCGGAGACTGGGAAAGACTTTATAACGTAACCCACTGGCTACCACTACCCGCACCACCAGAGGCTATCTAGGAGAAGGGAAATGAGTGAGTGGCTAGAGATCGCAATGTGGGTAGTTGGTATATTCGCAATACCCCTGATACTGCTAGTGATAATTGATGACGGCATCGGGCCAGATTACTAAAGGAGAAGGGGAATGATAATTAGTGAACTAATAGAACATTTGAAGCATACACTAATAAAACATGGCGACATAGTGATTGAGGTTAGAAATGGTGCTGGTGACTTTGACACAGTAGACCGTGTTGTTGTTGAGCCTGACAGCATACACAAAGACAATACCAAGTTTACTGCTTACATTGATTAGGCTATCTAGGAGAAGGGAATGAGTGACTGCCGATGTTCATACGCGGAAGTAGCAACGACTGGCAGGCACCATAAGGACTGTCCAGTGTATATGCAAGAGCGCATCGCCACGCTGGAGAAAGCACAAAGGTGGATACCTGTTAGTGAGAGGTTACCGGATGATGAACGCGAAGTGTTGTGTATGTACCAAGGCGTATATGGCCCAATCGTGTCTAGCTTTTGGCGCGACCGCGGTGGCCGCTCACACTTTTCTAGTCAGTCAGGGTCACAACCGATAACCCACTGGCTACCACTACCCGCACCACCAGAGGCTATCTAGGAGAAGGTAAGTGACTAAGCCCATTACCGAAATGACCCCCGAAGAAATGGAGAGTAAGTAAATGGAACAAGTGATCGCGTATTACAACAATCATGTCCAGGCTGAAGCACAAGGCATGTCTGTAGACTGGTTTAAGGTAGCTAAGACTATGGCTGTGCTGGTACAGAGTCTTATAGACAAACCTTCTATTAAAGAGCCTGAATCTTAGGGCTCTAATGCCTCTATCCTTGCTGCGATCTCTTGTATGGCCTTTACAATGATAGGCAAAAGCGTTGTCTGAGTCATGCCTAGCTTATCGCTATTTTCTATTTTGCTAATAGCTTCTGGTACGACCGCCTGTACCTGTTGAGCAATAAATCCTAATTGCTTATCACCAGACGCCGCCTCATCAGGCCCTTTCCAAAAGAAGGATACAGGATTTAGGGCTTTAATTACACTAAGCCCTTTGTCTATAGGATTAATACTGGTTTTCATGGATATGTCAGACAGATTGACATAAGCACCATTTACCCGTATTTCTGATGTAGCACTCTCAAAACCAAGCCCCTGCCATATGGCTTCTATTCCAGCAATAGGGCTTAATCTTTGAGCGTATATTGTCCTTTCAGCGCTTTGTGATTGAATTGTGAATTGGGCATAGGTATTTGGCTGAGCACCTACATTCAAGCGCCCTACAATACCTACGCTTCCTGCATTTGTCCCCAACGTGCCTATGGATACTGTTGGTATTAACGGTGCTATTGAGCCAGCGGTAAAAGCATTACTGGTATAAAACTGTATTTTTGTGTTAGCGCCGTCCATTTTCATGACAAGGCCGCTTCCGGCTTCCTTTGCCCGCCAGTCTGTCCCATCAAAATAGCGATTATATGTAAGATTTGAAGCGGTAGGCTCTGATATAAGTCCTATGTTATCGCCAATATCAAGAACCGAAAATGTTGCGTCATTGGCATAAGGAACATGCCCTATTCCTACATGTGACGCGCTCTGTGCGATTGTCATACGGGTTGTGCCGGACGTATTAACGGTAACGCTTCCGGCTGTAGCGTAAATTAGTTGGCTTGTTCCTGAGATTGCTGAGCTAGTAGCAACACCAGAACTATTAACGGCAGATAAAATAGACCCACCAAAAAAATCACTTATCTCGAAACCAGTACCAATGACAGAGCCTATCCATGTCTTACCCAGTACCATATTCTTATAGTCATGGGTAAATGTTGGGTTGCCTATGCCTACTTTCCCGTCTGTAGGATTTACTTTAACAAGTGACGTTTCTTTCCACTTTGTATCGGTTGACTCCCAATATGTCATATTGCCTTGAGATGTTCCTGTTGGAACTGACCCACTGCCGCCTTCATAGACAATAGCTGCCCAAGCTGTATCTGCTGCATTACGGGTATACGACACTCCGTTAAGCCACCTGAAAGAATCACCAAAGCCCTGCATGGTAAGGCGCATATCAAAGGAGCCCGCACGGTAGAACCCTGTTCCTGGCTCACTAGACCATGCCATTCCAGGGCTTGCTACCACTCCATCGTTGAAAAGAAAAGGAGCCAGCATACCGCCCTGCCCTGATCTTGAAAGGCTGTCAGTCATTGCCGCGGCGAGGTCATCCATCGTGGAGTTCGCCCATGAATCCTCAATGGTGTCCCCTGCCTTTACAGGGTTTCCGCTTGCTAGGCTATAGATACCATTTATATCTCTTGGCATTAGTTATTCTCCTCTTTGGCTGTGTTAGGCGACTTAGACATAACTAATTGGGCCAATTTATCTGCCGCTTCTTCTGCTGACTTTACTTTACCAATGGCTTCTATGTAACTCTGTGGGTTAAGCATAAATTCTTCCAGCTTTGCCATATCCTGTGGACGGGCCATTTCTTTTTTGAAATACCTGCGTAAAGCGCCTGCCATAATAAGGCTATGCCCGCCAGGTAACTGATTCATTACAAGCGCGGCTGCAAAAGAAGGCATAAGCTCACGCATCTTATCGCTACTTGTATCAAGAGCGCGAACAAGTGCTGTTTTTCTCTGCTCCATAGATTTCAGCTTGTTTGCTTGGCGCTGAATTTCATCCAGTGATGTTTTTGGAAGTATTCCGCTTTCCGTCACAATGCGTAGTGCGTCTGTATCACCCTTTAATAGTTTATCAGTAAGCTCCTTCCCAACATGCGCTGTGAAGGCTTCTCCTCCTCCAGCTCTACGCATTCTTTCGGCCAACGATTTCAGCGATGGTATATTGTCAGTCGTGCTGAGCAAATTCCTGATAGTGCCTTCTGGAGCCTTTCCATATTTAGATACAAGGGCGTTATCAAAGGCTTGGCTAAGCACTCTTCCGCGCTGTCCTACTTTGGTTCTCTGTGACTCAACAGCCCTTGATAGCGCAGTCTGTTGTTGGGCTAATTTTGATTGTTCAATCATATCGGCTTTGGCGGCTCGTTCTGCCGCTGCCTGTGCTGCCTTATTAGCACCAGCCGCTTCTACATTTCCAGAGAATAAGGCTCTCTGCTCTGGTGGTAGCGTATCTAGGATATGGGAGTATTTAGACAAGAATTTATCAGTAATCCCCTCGCGCCGACCCACAGCCTTCATATGCTCAAAGATTTGGTTAGTCCCATTAACGCCAGAGTTTCTCAATATCTCATTAGCAACAGCGCCTTTCTCATCGGCAATATTTAGTGTTTTGGCAAATAATGGTGGACGGGCATCGAGAGCTTTTACTAGCTCTTCAGGAAAGGCTTCCTTCTGAACTACGGTGGCGGCTCTTGCGCCTGCAAATTCAGGATTAAGCGTGTCCACCACTTCATCCATTGCCCTTGTATACATTGGCAAAGTAGTATAGCCGCCTTTTTGAATCTCTTGGTTTGCAGCCGACTTTAAATCCTTAACAATAGCCTGATACTCATTTGGGGTAATAGTTGCAGAAGGGTCTAGGTCAACAATATATTTAAAATCCTTTCCGTGCTTCTCGTTGAACATCTGCCTAACAATAGGGTCTAGGCTATTATAAAGCCTTGAGACTTCTCGCTGTATCGGTGCAACAGGGATAGGCCTGCCTTCTCTAAAGCTGCCCCACTGGTTCACAGTAAACTCATCGAAATTCTCCCTGCCTCTGTTGTAGATATTGGAGAGAGCCGCGCTTGTCTCAGCGGGTCGTGCAGTTGTCGCAACTCTTCCAGCGGCCTGCAAAGCTCTCATTTCTGCTTCTTGTGCAGCCTGTTGCGCGGCAATATTTCTTTCTGCTGAGCCTACGGACTGCTGGTTAATAGCATCGCCCTGTACTGCGGCATTAGTATCAATAGTATTCAGCCTGCGACCTTGTGAAGCAGCAAGCAATCTAGCCTGTTGCGCTGCTTTTTCCTGTGCGGCTATTTGTGCTGTTACTGGGTCTGCGCTACCAAATTCTTCTGCTGCTTTAGCCCTGATAGCCTCTGCCCTTGCCGCTGCCTCCGCAGCAACAGACCTAGCTGCTGGATTGGCATTTCCAGCGGTTACTGCTGACTCTATATCATATATTTTTTGTTCACCTGCCAAATCTGCCAGTGTGCCGCGCTCTCGGTTTGCTATGCCTTTAGAAACTGCTTCTGCCCCTTCATTAGTAAGATTCTGCGCTATGAATTTTGCAGCACGATCAGAAGCGGAAGGAGGCTTCCCTTTTGTAGAAGCAATAGCTCCTGTAACACCACCGATGATTTCCCCAGGTAGACCGCCTATTTTTTCACCTACCGTTGCAGCAACAGCGGGAACTATGTTCATTGCAGAATTTATCTTTGCTCCTGAGCCAACAGGATTAGCCCATTGTCCAAAGGTTCTTATTGCATCTGCTACAGGGTACGCATCCTTGTCTATTACTTCTCCTGATATAGCGTCAAAGAAAGGTGCTACTGCTGTATTGCGTGTTACTGGTGGTATTTCAGCGGGTAATCCTGCCAATGCTTTAGCAGGAATGCCACCTGTTCCAGGTATAGTGATATTTTCTGGTATTTTACCAACAGCCCACTTTGTTGCATTGTATAAAGTGGGGCCAATATCCAGCATACCTCTAGCTAACTCGCCCTGTCCTTTTAGCACATGCAAGGTTTTATCAAGCATACTTGCTTTAGGAGCAGGCTTAGGCTCTGGTTTCGGCTCTGGTTTATCTGCTTTTGCGGCTGCTCTGGCCTCGCGCAAAGCCTGTGCCAAGCGCCTTGCTGCCTCAGTATCGCCTGCCTCATGGGCATTCTGTAAAGCCTGTGCCAGTCTTGCTTCATCGGCCATTAGTAGATTTCCAACAAGTCGTCTACATTTGTAGTTTTGGGTTTCCCTTCTCTCGAAAGGTAGGCTTCCTCCGCTTCACGCATAGCAATCTTTCGGTTTTCGGCCTTGCGCTTTACATCTTCTTCATCATCCCCATAAGCAGGCCAAAAGTCCGTAACAGCCCTATCAACTTCATCTTTTCTTGCTGTTGCTCCTGACTTCAAGAACACCATGTTAGCGGCCCACTCTCCCGCATTTTCCCGCTGCTCCTTAAATTCATTGGACACAAGACCACCTTTTAGTTCTCCTGGTCCTCTCTCATAAGCAATAGCTTCTAAAGCTGTTGGCGTATAATCGGTAGCTCTCTTATCATATTCCTGCATAGAGCTAACAGTATATTCACTTCTTCGTTGTGCATCTGTGGCAGGTTTAGGAACAAATCTAGCGTCCTTACTTTTTCCTTCTTCCCCAGTGTTTATAAACCCAAGATCATATCCAGGCTGAACCTGTGTGCCTTGCGGAGTAACTATTGTTGTCTCTCTGCCAAGCCTTTGCGCTCCCACTGCCTGCCTGTATTGCTCCATCGTCATGCCTTTGGCAGCAGCGGCAGGCCATTGGCTATTTAATGCCTGAGCCTCAATAGATGTACCTTTAAAAGGTAAGTCGCCAGATTCACCTGCCGCAGTAGCTTTTGCTAAAGCTCTCTTATTCCTGCCTTGCTCTGCTGCCAAAGCCCTTGCATCTGCCCTATCCATCCCTTGAACTTTAAGGTCATTTGCTGCCATATCACCCACTAGTCCAAGTTGGGCCTTTTGTGCTGCTGATAGCTGTTCCATGCGTAGCTTCTCAGCGGCAATCTTGGCTTCTGCTGTCTTGGCCAGGGCGCTCTTTTCATTCAATGCTTCCTGTCCCTGTCTGGCTTGGCGCATCTGCCACCCGCCCACACCCTTCTGTACGGCGCTGTTGAGGGATTCAGACCATGATGGACGGGCGACGATATTGCCGTATTGTTGTGCTTTTGGTGTTTCAGAGAACAGTGCCGCCTGACCACCCCGTAACAAGTCGGAGTACATGGATTCCTGTCCATCAGGGTCAAAGCCTGATTGCTCCATGTACTGAGCCATTTGCTCTGGCGTCATTCCGCTTTGCGACAGGGTTTTCACAAGCTCCTGTTGCTTGCGGAGTTCCTCGGCCATCATTTCTTGAGGGGTCATATCATCCTACACCTTTAAGCGAGAAGATTAGGGTTGCCAAGATACGCGCCACCCAGTGTACCCCCCAATCCCATTAAGCCTGCCATTGGGTCAGTAGCTGCATTGTAGTTGCCTTGGTCAACGCCTGCCTGATAGACAGGCGCTGGAGCCGCACCGCTCGCCCCTGTAAAGGTAGGCATCTGTGGTGCTTGAATCTGCTGCCCACTCATTAGGGCGTTGATTTCGTTCAGGCTGAAGCCCCGTTTCTGCATAGCTTCTGTCAACTGCTGCTGCCTGATCTGGTTGGCATACTGGCTACCACGCATCATCTGATCGTAGTTCTGCGCATTGGCACCAAGCGCCTGATTAAATTTCAGCTGGTTACGACCCATTAACTGACTGTACATGGCATTGGATTCATCCCTTCCGGCACCTACTGAACCCCATCCTGCTTGGTCATAGGCATCGTTTTCTTGCAAACCCAATGCCTGCATCTGGGATTTATACGCCGCATCCTCAGGGCCAATACCCTGATTTCTCAATTTGCTTTCAAGTTCAGAACGCTTACTTTTATACATAGGGTCGAGACGACTTCTGGCCTTACTATACATGGCATTTTCTGTTTTCTGCCTGAAAGCATTGGGGTCGCCCACATCACCCTCTGGCAAGGTAAACTGCTGTACAGGGTTAAAACCCATTGGAGATAGACCAGACCAGTCCATTGGGTTGCCAAACTCGCTTCCCATCCTGCCCGTAAGCAATCCGGCTATATCACTTCTCCCACCCTGAATAGCAATCTGCTTGTTCAGTATGTCCTGAAGCTCAGGGGTTAAACCTTGAGTCTGCGACCACTGAGTTGTCCACTCATCTGACCCAGGGTCTTTAACAGGCTTATTAGTCCAGCTCGTATATCCCCAAGGGGTGAACTGAGTAGGACGGTTAGCATAGGTCTGGTCACGAACTACGCCTTTATTGACCTCGCCTTGCTGAATTGCCAAATCCCCATAATCCGGTGATGATTTTCCACCCATCGCTATCTTACTCCTATTGGCAGGGCATACCCAGGCGCAGCCGTTGGGCCTCCCCCTTCTGGCGTGCCTACACCTTGTTGGACATACATATTATTAAACACTGTGGATAACCAGTCATAATTTTCTGGCGTTAATCCAGACCTATCCATGCTGTCAATAAGGTAGTTGGGGTCGGGTGCTTGGCCCCAAGCAGTGCTATCCCAATCTGCGCCATTGGCTAGCCAATCACGGATCTTGTCTGGATCACTTCCGCCATATAGTCGTAGTATTTCCCTGTTAGTGGTCTCACCTGGAATGATGTTATTTCTCAGCATATAGGCTGTTGGGTTATCAATGGTGCCTCCTGCTGTCTGGACAGGGGGTAGACCTTGTCCATTATTGGCCCATGACCAATCCATTACAGGAGTGGGTCGAGGATTTCGCGCCGCAGCCTGCGCCCTGATAGCCGCTGCAACAGATGATTTTTGCAAATGCTGGCTCTGTCTCAACAGGTTATTAAACTGCTTAGTATAGAACTCCTTGTTACCGCCAGGATAGTCATCCCATCCCCACGGACTCTCTGTTCCTACAGTCTGGCTAAATTCATAGTCAGCAGGACCTTCCAACACACCCGTCCAGTGGTCGTTAGCCTTGTTGACAGCACCCCAGTCCCAGCTAGTGTTCCCATACCCCCTATCGCCATATCCAGGCCAAGGAATGTCAATTATACTTTCTCCGCTAGGCGGTGTCGGTATGGGGACAGGTGTAGGTATCACCGGCTTAGGTGTCGGTGTCGGTGTCGGTGTCGGTGTCGGTGTCGGTGTCGGCTTTGGAGCATTAGACCAGTTTCCACCAGTAGGCCCACCACCTAATGTAAAATCACTTGGTGGGTTGTACACTGGCTTAGGTGGGTTTGGGTCCTTACCAACATAGGTGTAAAATTCATCACTACCGCCACCTACAGGAACAGTATAGGTTTCTGTGGGCTTTAAGCCCATAACATGCTGGCCTTTATCGTTCACATAATAGCTGTACTTATTTCTTTCTGTAGTTCCGTGTTCCCAGTTCCAAGGGTCACTAAGAGCAGTTGATTTAAAGGAACTTGTATTAGGATCCCAATAGATTATTTGACCACTTGACCGATTATAGCCTGTATCTTTTGCTAAATAGTTAGTGGTAGGGGCTGGATTACCCATTACGCAACCTCCTGCAATCTGTTAAGCCAGCGGCTTTTGGCCTTCTCCATACACAATACCACGCAATCATCCCCCTCACCAAAGGCATGTGGGATACGACCTACTTCTTCAAAACCCATGTGTTTATCCATCTTCACTGCCTTTTTATTACTTTCTGGCACCAATCCAAATATTCGGTTACAGCCACAGGTTATAAACAAATGGTAGGCGATCTCCTGAAAGAAGCCCCTACGGATAACCATAGGATTGTCGATAGCCACATGGACATTGCACTTATCATTAGTGAAGCTGTCGACCACGCACACCGCTACTATCCTGTCACCATCTACCGCTACAATACCTTGTGAGTCCTCCATCGCTTTCACAAAAGCGCGGGACTTGATAAATGCCCACTCTGCGGGATGATTCAGGGCTTTGAAGGTAATCATAGGAAGCCTCCTGTTGAATACGCTACGTCCCATCCAACTACGTTAATACGACTGGATGCTTGTCCTGACATGCCAATAGCTATGACCCTTCCGTGACCTAATGTAGCTGATGGGTAGTTCCTTCCTTTTAGTCCAAAACCCCACACACTAGAATTCCAGATACCTGAATGCCAGTAGTTATCGCCTGTATTTTCTATGATCGGTGGAATAATAAGATTTGGGGACACATTGTAATCAAAGACGGGTTTGACAGTAATTGAGGCTGTACCTGCCAATATCCCTACTGTACGAATCATCGCACACCGCTTGTAAGTGGAATGTGATTTATCGGGGGTCTGAAAGCTGGTTAGTGTCTGGAACTCAATAGGAGTTCCCACATCGCCATTCAATGTGACCCCATCCTTGGCTCCATCATAGATATAGACAACGCCCTCACCACCCATGAAATACTCGCCATTCCATGTTTGTCCACATTGGGCAGGAACGTCACGCCAAAAGCCCCATGCCTTTGTAGAGGTATTCTGGTTGTATTGAATATAAGGCGTATTAGACGGAGGCGGAGTGATAACCTGCAAGAATCCATCGCCAGGATAGGCGGTCATGCTCCATCCGTAAAAGTCCTTGCTACTCTCAATATCGGCTCTCAGGAATCTATTGATCTTGGCGCTTGGAGAACTACGGTTGTAATCCGCAGATGAACCCTGAAGCAAGTCTCTCAGGTTGGTAATGCCATAGGTAGACAGAATGTACATATCTGAGCCATAGGCGTTGACCAGTCTGCGACTTTTAGGTGTTTCGCCAATGAACCATGCACCCGCTGAAGTCCAGTCAGGCAATGAAGGGTCTGAACCCTTATACACAAGAACATCACCACCACGACTTACACCTACAAGGAAGTCATCTACACCATCGCCACCATCAAGGCTCCAAGTCCACAAGCCCTGTAGATAGCCGCCATGCGGCATCTTGGCTCCAAAGGTGAACTTGGTGAAATCTCCCGACACACTGGCGATAGGTGAATACCACGCATCATCACTGTCTTGCAGAATCACCCATATCCGTAACTTATGGGCCATGACAAAGGCTACTTTGTCGATAGGGAATGGTATAGATGTTCCAGGATTATCAGGATCGTCATACGTCCACCCTGTCGGTAATACCCACCCAAACGCCTCTGTATATTGGTGTATACCATTGGCTGAATCAGCATAGAACAGGTAGTGAATAGAGGCGTCATTTGTCCATTCTGTATATACACCATAGCCTGATGGTAGGGTGTTCACGGTAAATACCACATCTTGCACGGGAGGTGCGCCGCCTTCCGTTACCACGTTATCCAAGGCATCTTCTGTGATGATCTGTTCTTCTATTTCAGTAACAATGTTAGCCGTTACTGCGCCAGATGAAACTGTTACGTCATAGATGCCATATTGAGTCACCGCCCACAATCTGTCTCTGGACGCATCTTCTGATGCGGAGTCATAAGCAATCAGTGTGCGCACATCGCCTGCAAGTCCTTGCGTCCACTCACGATAACCTTTCCTCAGTCTTAGTCCGTATTCCACTGGCATAAGGTTGAATGTATAGATGCAGTCCTGTGGCGGCATCATCATCAGGGAGTCATAAGCGTTAATACCACCCACGCTGGCGGGCAACGATTCCATTTTTATCGTTGGTTGAACAGGTTGGCTAAATCTGCTCAATGGTTTTTTAGTGGCTATGGACATTCCTACAATCCAAAATTTGTAAAAGGTACGTTGCGCTGATTAAGGTAGGGATACCCGTAGTTGGATGAAGCACTCAGTATTTGCCCGCCCTTATCCTTTCCCATACGCGATTGCAATATCGTATCGAAATCCATCCTCGCTGAATCCGATGCGAAACCCTTACTATCTAACCATTTCACTTTGAGGAATTTCTTAATCAGGATTCCTTCATACAGGACAATGTCTGAACCAGTAAGAATAGAATCTCTCTGTACCTGAGTATTAGCTTCTTGCACCCAGTTGCGACTAATATACTCAAACCTTACCGTAATCCCTTCTGCGGGAGGTTGAGGAAACAGATTAAAGGTATTATCGAACAACCTGAAGCTGGCATAGAGTGTATTCGCTCCAACACCAATACCATCAAGATACGCCCACTGTTGCTCTGATAGAGGGCCACCCACAGGCATTCTGCTGCTGATATTCCAGCCTGTCTGGTCAATCATGTAAGAGAAGTCATTAGGCAGTGGATATGAACCAGAGTCGCCTGTCTGTGTCGTGATGGAGTAAACGCTTCTCAGTGTTTGCCAGGGATACATTTCAACCAATTCCTGACCACATGCAGTCAGCAATCCAGTCATCTGGATATAGGTATCTTCTGTACTGGCTACAGGGTCGGTATTAGGAAGCAAGCCTGTTTCTATGCAGGTTTGGTTAATAATATCGTTGGCTGACATATACCGTGCCATACATTACTCCGCTATGGGTTAGGAAACGCTGGTTCAGACAGCGGCTCCACATGCTCGTTCAAATCTGGCTCAGTCACTAAATCTATGTCAGTTTCCAAACTTGTCTCAGTTGTTACACACACCAAACATGCTTCTGTCTTGGTTGCTTGGTCACTCGACCCGCCAAACAATCCTGCAATCATCCCTATGACAAGGACAGCGCCAAGGATTTCAAAGCCTGTCATGGCTTACAGCCTATAGGTGGAGTAGGGGCAGGGCTGACAGTTAGCTCTCCGCATTTTGGCCGATCTTGGCACACCTTCCCATCTTGCTGCCATTTGATATAAGCCAGAGCGATGCTTTCTTCTTTGTTGCAAGGGTCGTATTTCAGACCTACGCAGACTCTATCAAACACTCCATTGGAGTCTCTATCGTTGTAGTCGTATGTAGGTTTATCGCAAAATGGTTGTTGTGTATCAACGATGAAGCCCTTAACTATTAGACCGCCCTTTCGCAAGTCTTCAGTCAATATTGTCTGCTCCTTTGCGACTACAAAGGGTGAGAGTACTAGTAGTGCTATAAGAAGTTTTTTCATATTAGTACCATATTCCTACTGTTGAGCTTGTGGGCCAGAATACATATGTTACTGTAGTATTTGTTGCGATGGTTCCAAGTGCCGCATTATGGAACGTATTTCCTGTTCCTGCTGTGACTGTTGCAGAGCCAGCACGCCAGTTCTTAACAGTCAACTGCCAGCCTTGTAGGACTGCAAATTCACCTGCTGCTATTCCAGTCATCATTGATGCAATAGCAGGAAGATTTACATCCCCTGATGATCCTGTTTCAAGAATAATTATCCTGTCTGTTCTAAGTACAGTAAATACAGCGGCATCTGTATCTCTTCGTGCTTTAGATATAATGCCGCTATTAAATCTGGATATACTGGTATCGCCTTGGTATATATTCCATTGCCCTGTTGGAATCGTTCCCGTACCAATTAAGATACTCGTAGCATTAGTACTGCCTGTTAGTGCCTGACAGTTAAACCCGATTTGATTGGTTATTGTTCCTGTGCCTGTCCTTACTGCAACGAGGTATCCAGTCCTATTTGTAACTGTCGCGCCCGGATTAACTGTTAATCCTGACTTGAACGAAATCTGGTTAGAACACGTTAATGCTCCGCCCGCACCTGTAAAGTCTTGTTGTGAAAATACGTCTACTTGTGTTCCAACATTCAGGTTTGCCCCATCTGCCAGAAATTTAGCTACACTGTATAGTCCATAAAACGACTGTACTGCATCAGTCAGAGTAACACCTGTAACATTCTTAATGGTTGCCTTGTTCTCAAACAGGTATCCGCTTGCTGTCCAGTTTGTTCCAGACGCAAACGAAAACACAGAACTTACTGATAAAGCAGAGGCAATGATTCCAGCAAAGAATGGGCCTGTACCGCTCAATACGTCCCATGTGACAGGAGCACTTATGCTCATGTAAGGAGGTGCAGTATCGGTAGCCCCCATAGAGTTATTTGTATAGCTAGACGCTGTATAAAGAAAGTCTGCTCTGCGAATTACCGGATTAACATAATCTATATAAGAAGTAGGAGTAATCAGTTTCTCTGAGGAAACACCTTTTAATGCGCTATCAGCAATCGTAAGGCCAAACGAGGCCAGACCCTTGGTTGTATAGTGGATTGACTCACCACCCGCACCTACAGGACGCTGCGAACCTGAAAGTACCTTAACGTATTCATTGGTACTGTTATCAAGAAGCTCTGGCCCTGTGTATAACATATTAGGATTTTGAGAGCATATAAACCATTGCGAGTCATTTAACTTAGACCAGTTCTGTGCTGTCTGGTTGGCATAGTTGAAGAAATCAAGAAAGTGGCGGACATAGGTACTTGGATAACCAAGCCCAGGAGAAGCAGCCGTGCCTTGAAATAGCGCATCATTGGTAGCTTCATGGGCCATTACAATATGACAGTAGGCTTGTCCTAAGGCATATCCGCTACTAGGTATAGCATCTAACGCTGCTCTAATCTGTGCTGATAGATAATCAAAGCCATTGTTATTGACTGTATTGGGCGACCAGTACTCCATCAGAGTGCCGTCATCCCATATATTGAGAACGTATACTTTTTTCTTTGTGCGCTTCTGTAATCTGTCAGCCGCAGTGAAGCTAGAGGAACCCTTGCCGCCCCTTCTTATACCAAAGTAAGGAAGGTTTGCATCTATGTCTGTTACTGTCGCTCCATTTGGGTCTTGGTTTCTCCACGCAAGGTTAGCCAGTATTTGTGGTGAAGCTCCTGTACCCAAAGTAGAATAGAAGAAGACTTCATTATTTGCAGTGTTTACTGTTAAATCTGCCGAAGCAGAACCGCCATTGTTTGAGTCACCAAAGGACAGCATGATAATGACGTTTGAGCTACCAAGATCAGGGAGTACAGTCAGTTTATTGAGTGCCGATACGCCAACATTGTTAGCCGTAGGTTGAGTTACGTCCAGATCAATGAAATCAATAACTTCAACCGTTGCTGTTACCGAGACTCCATCATCTTCAATAGCAACTGGAGAGCCACCACCCAAAGCACTAGCAAGTGTCTTTCCTAACGCACCTGCATTACTTGTGTCGCTAAACAATATGTAATCAGCAGCAGTATCAATGGTAGTCGTTGTTTTTCCTGTGATTGCGGTAGGCTGAAGAGTCAGTGCTGTAGCACCTGTCGCATCGCCTGTATGAGTAGCGTTACTAACAAGTCCTGAGTACAGGGTATTAGCTGCATTGTCTCCTGTATTGGTTCCGCTGGTGTTTTGCAATCGTGTAAAGTCAGAAGAAGCAAGTGGGCCTGCTACTGTGCCTGACGCCATAGGTAATACAGCATCTGCACCAGTGCTGGAATTGACATTGAGGATAGCGGGGCCAGAAGTTACGGAGAGGTCGGTTGCTCCACTAGCACTAGCAGGTGCCTGATATGCCATTGCACATTCAGTGTTATTAGGAAACATGGTAGCAGGATTAGAGCCACTACTTTTCCATAGTAATGTCATATGGCTAAATGTGGGATTTACCGTTATGCCTGTTATCTCATATAAAGCATTAAGGGTTGCGTCTGCCTGTGCCTGTACATAGAGAGAGCCGCCAACAACAAACTGATTTAATATGGTACTTACATCAGTTCCATTAAGGTTTGTCTCGTTAATGTCTATGGCAGTTACAGTAGTAAATACTCCTGTATTAAACCTGAAATCAAAGTCTCCAGGGTCAGTATTATTTGCAATAACGCTTTCATAGCGCCATGCGCCTACGCTGCCAGATGTCCCACCTCCACCTGTAGGAGTCTGGTTAATCCACTGGCTTCCACCAGAATCATAGGTCAATACCTGTCTATCTTGAGGGGAAGCAATGATAACGTCATTAAGATCGGTCAAGTCAGGCTTAACCCATGTAGGAGTTCCAGCAGTATTCTTTCGTGAATAGGGCGTTCCATCATTAGGTGCTTCAGTCTGTAAAGCGGTATTAGCCTTTACTATTGCTGCATCTGTAGCAGCATCCAGTTGGGCTGAGCCAATAGAATTAGGAACTACCGCAGCTGTCAGGTTTGAACCAGTAAGCGTAAGATCAACTGTTGCAGTATCAGAGACAGTAATAGATGAGTCACCCCCACCAATATCAGCAGCACTGAATTGGG